TAAGAGAGTCTTACCTGAGCCTGCTTTCCCTACAATAAAGCTGTAGGCGTGATTCATTATATTCTCCTTTGCTTTCTTTTGCTCGTCCGATAAAGTTATATTAAACTTCACGTTTCCCCTAGGCGGCTTTTTAGATTTATTATTCTGTATATTACTCATATTCTCGTAAATCTGTCTGTGCTGTTTCTATAACTTCTCCTTGTCCGTCTTGTATAATTAAAATATACTGCGCGTCTAAAATAAATTCTGTAACAACATATCCTAACGTTAGTAACTCAACATTACTTCCATGATATAGATATTTGAAGGTCTCCATTAAGTGGGTTTAATAATTTATTTAAACTGTAACATCCTCTTTTGTATTTAAGAACGTTTTTGTCTTTTAATTTTTTAATATAGTTGTTAAGAGTGTTCTTGTCTTTTATACCTAGCTTTTTAGCTACTTCTTTTTTATTTTTTAAAGTGCAAAAATTGTCATAATCTGTAGAGCACTCTAAAAAAGCAACTAAAACGTCAAGCTCTTTAGGAGTCATGTTAAATATGCCGTTCCAAAACTGCGCATACTTGTAATTTGAATTAATTGGAATCTGTATCTTCTTCATCACTAACTGTTACTATAATATTATACTCATAATGGCCTATTGTTATTTCTATATCCCAAGTTGCATTTATATTTTCTTCTGACCACATAGTTAATTTGTCTTCAAATTCAATTAATAACTCTATTACTCTTGAAAGACTTTCTGTAGAAAATTTAGTTTTTATCATTCTTTATTTCAATCTTTGCTCTATTGCCTTCTATAAGTATTTTACTTGTAGTAGACTGCCTGTTAAACTCTTCAATAAATGGAGTTATATTTTCTCTAGTGCAAAGAAAACTTAAGAATACCTGCAACTCTTTAGATGCTATGCGAGTTCCTTCTAAATTTTGTAGAGCTTTATCGCTAGCACTTTTAAGATTTTCATAATCTTCTAAACTTATAGTTACTGTACCTTTCATTTAAAACTTTTTAGACACAGTACCGCCTGGTTTTTTAATAATACCACCAAATCCGTTGTATTCAGTAACATCTACCATTTGAGTTTTGCATGTACAAATAGACTCAGGCTTAATAAGCTCTCCATCTACTATTTTCATAGTAAACTTAGTAACTTCTACTGTATTATCACAGTTTTTGCAGTACATTTTCATTTATTCAGACTCCATAACACCAAACACTTGGTGCTCCATAACTAACACGTGTGGAACATCATCTATTTCTACAACAACACCTTCTCCTCTAGGGTCAACCATTACAGTATCTCCTACATTTACAAATGTGCAGTTAGGACCTACTGCTAAAACGTCTAAGACATTAGTCTTTAACTCGTTTACAGTAGCATCATCTAAAATAATACCTGAATCTGTTTTTCGTTTTGCTGGATTTGGAAGAAGTATCCAGTTGTTGTTTGGTTTAAACTTTACACTCATAGTTTTTGATTTTGATTTGTACAAATATATAAAAGATTTTAGTACAAGTCCAAATTAAAATTAAAAATTTATAGTAATGGTAACTACCCCAAGTGATCCACCAATAAGGTTTGCAGTAAAATCTCCAATGTCTGGGTCTCCATTTTTAACATCCCAGATTTCTTTGGAAGTACCAATAAGAATTACTGCTGCTATTCCAGCAATTTTAGAAGTACGTTTATTTTGAGTGTAGTGGTAAACAATAGAAGTAGTAGCAGCACCAATAACATAACTACCCCCAAGGTGTAGTAATTTATCTTGAGGCAATATTTGCTGCGCCTCCGCTCTATAAGATATGAGCAGTAATATAATAAATAATAATTTCTTCAATTTACCAAATAAGAGTTACTTGGCTTTTGGATACAGGTTCCCCCTTGGGTTTTATTCTTTTCGATTGGAATTTTACGTTTAGCAGTGCTTCTCAAATGAGACCAAAGGATAATAAAACTGGTGTTAATTCACCGCACCTACCTGTGTGCATTCTATCCTAACTAACGCTATATCCTTTCTTTCAGAAGCTATTGGAGAAAACTCTATTCTCTATTTGAGAACTACAATCCAACGTCTGACCCTATACTGCCCTGCCGGTCCTCTAGGGTGATACACTTTTGGTGTGCTTCTGGGGCAAAGTTAAAAATAAAATTTTAGGAAAAAAAATTTTTGTGGGAAATCTTTGAGCGCGTAGACCAACTATTACAAAGACCCCCACTATGTTACGGAAATTTAGTAACCCACCCTTAAAACCAAAAACCATGAACACAATCATCTCACACTTGAAAGAATTAGGTGCTACCAAAGTAGCAATTGTAAACGGACCAAACGGTGACTTCTTATCGTGGACATCCAAGACGGAAACAGGCACTATACCTGTCGGCAAGAAAAGCCAAGGTTGCAAAGATATACGCGAGTATAACTATGTAACTACCGATGACGGAGTAGTTATAGCTACAATTAACAATTACGAAACAGTTGCAGAGTTTACTCTGTAATTGTTTTTTTAATTTTTTGTATCATATCAAAGGGAAACGCACCGAAGATTGCTTATGCATAGGTGTCACTTTCCCTTTACTTTTTACCTTTTTTTACAACCAAAGATTTACTAATAATTAGATTATATAACACTATGGATATATTAGATAAGATTAAAAAACTTGCTAACGGAATACTTGATAACTCAATTTCAATCCAAGAGCAAGAAGATTATAATGAAGATTATGAAGATGGATACAAAGCAGCAATGCAAGATATACTATACAGAATAGAACAACATTAACATTAAAAGACATTAAAAATGGCAAAAATTACTATTACTTCAAGCAAAAAAGAACAGTTAGACTTCATCGAAAAAGTTAGACAGTTCTTGGACAATCATACAGAAGAGCAATTAGATGCACTTCCTAAAGATAAGAATGGTTTCATTGACTTCTTTACTATCTTCAAACAACAAGATGAAGATAAACTTTTTAATGATGAAGTTATCATTCAAAAGAATCAGTTCAGTAAACCAACAGGTAAAGTTAATCCACGTAACTACAAGAAAAGTACATTGGATTTACTTGACTTTAAAAATCATATAAATGATAACTTTGAAGTTGAGCCTTTTAATTTAGGTGATACAAGTATTGATGAATTTATGAAAGATAAGATATGAAAAAGATAATTAATATACTAGCATTTTGGATACTGTGGACAATCGTATTGTTCGCAGGTATCCTATGTCTATTTGGTGTAAGTTTATTAGATGGCTTTTGGCCTTACGTATGTACATTAGGTGTAATTGCATCAGCATACTGTCTAATTCTATTGATGAATGATGATAAACCTACATATTATGACAGATAAAGAACCAAACGAACTATTGTGTCTTGGCATTGCACTTGTTTGTGCAATTGCCTTGCGCTTTGGTTTGTATTTAATATAAGAAAGAGTAAAGTCCCAGCCAACTTCTCTCAAGGAGAGATTTTTCAAGATAAAAGGTGCGGTTAGTTGCGGATGATTGTCGCAACTGTAAAACTTCTCTTTCTATTAAAGCAGAGAGGTTGTCTAGACGGGTCAAACCAGAAGGCTGCAGATACTTCGCCTCTACGAAGAGAAACTGCAAAGGTGAAAGTTGCTATAAAAGACAATAGTAGTTACTCAATCCTTAAACACATTATGCACAATGTGTGTTCAAAAAAAGCCAAGGTTAGGATGGCATCTAACATTAGAGCAGTGCATTGCTCTTAAATAAAGTACATGGTGCAAGAACATTTATTATAAAAACAATGGGTTCTTGGCAGGTTCGATTCCTGCATACTTTACTAATTTAAAAACTATTTTTATGAACTTACCTGAACATATTATACTTCAATTGCAATCATTGCAAAAAGAAGTAAAAAGATTAAGAGATAAGTATGAACCAGGAGAACATGTAGATAAACCATTTGTTCCACAAACAGATCCTCGTGATTATCCTGAAGACATTCAATACGAATGATAATGTATTTTCATAATCATGAAACAGATAGCATAGATTATGAACTTCTTGCATTATACTACGAACTTAAAAAGATATTTCCTGAGATAAGCGTAGAAAAAGATAAGCAAGATTACGTTACAGCAATACTTATTTAAAACTAACAGGTCCAAGTCAGAAACCTACTAACAATTCTGACATGTAATTTAATTTAACAAGCAGAGACATGGAGAATGTACTGAACAGTGGTAGCCTAGAAACACTAAAACAAGGCCAAGTATTATTGACACAACTAAGACAAGTTAGTGGTGGTAAAATACAAATGGAGTTTGCAGAAGTTAAAGAGTCGTCGTCGGGTTTGAACCCGGTATTCTTATTTAACAAGTCAGATTCTAGATTTACTTCTAACAGCGCAAGAAGAGCGTGGCAAAATGGTCAACCATCAGATGTAGAGGAGATGTTTAATCTTCCAGGTATTTGTGGTAATGACCAAGCATGGTATCAAAATGAGAAAGGACATACAGTTCTTGATATGAACGTTCTTAATCCATCTCTTATCTATGATGGACAACCTTATCCAATACGTGTTCAAATTCAAGAGACAATTGAAGGCGATGAGTGGCAAATCTCTAACACAGATACAGCAGCTAAACGTAAAGGTAAAGGTCGAGAATTTATATTACATAATGGTAATTATATCTTCACCAACTCAACAATTGTTATCGGGCAAGAGCCTCAAGATATATTCTTAAAGCCTGATACGATTGCAGCTTCTACATCTAATGTAGTTCAAGCTGAAGGTGTTGAAGTGGACACTCTAACCGGTGAAATCTTTAACTAAATTTCCAATTAAACAAAATTAGTGTACTATCTTTTTGATAGTATGCTTTTTTTGTTTATATTTACAAACTATCTATAAATTATTTTTAAACAGTTATGAAAAATACCATTATAAACAACGGAACATCTACAATTAAAATAGATACAGCACACGAAGTATCTGTTACTGAAAAAGAGATTGTAATAAATTTAGTTTCAACTACATTTGATCTTGTTAAGCCAAAGAGAAAGTATAAGAAGAGAACTAAAACCACAACTAAATCAAAAACCAAAAAGTCTGTTGCTAAAAAGTAATCAGACATCTTGTTGTTTGTTTGATAGGGAAGTGTAAAAGCTTCCCTATTTTCTTTTAACCTTTTTATTATGAATAAAACTACTATTACTATGGGCTGGATGAAGCAGATATATACTATATGTAAGGAAGATAGATTTAAAGAAGAATTTATGATTCCATACGATAAAGCTAAAGAAACTGAATCAAAAACTATGATGTTTCAAGGCGTTAAAATAACTATGAGACAAGCTGAAGGCATTAAAAATCTTTCAGAGACTATATTTAAAGACATGAACTCATGATACATTTTGTTTCTACTACGACTCCATGTTCTGATAGGTTTGCAAGCTGTTCTATAGAGGATGTGTATGCATACTGTAGTAGAGCAGAAGTTTTAGGTGTAGACACAGAAACAGAAGGATTTGACTTTACGTGCAAAAAGATGATTATGTTTCAGATTGGTGACGAGCATCAGCAATTTGTAATTGACACTAGATTTGTAGATATAGAACCACTGCGTCCTATATTAGAGTCTAAAGACATTATAAAAATATTCCACAACGCTAAGTTTGACTACAAGTTTATTAAAAAATGGGCAAACATTGAATGCGAAGGTATTTATGACACATTCTTAACAGAAAGAGTAATTAATTGCGGTAAAGACATTAGATACGGACTTGCACATTTATGTGAAAGGTATTTAGATGTTACACTTAATAAAGAGGTGCGAAACCAGTTTATTGGTCTAACAGGTCAACCTTACCGTGACGATCAGATTGTGTATGGTGCTAAAGATGTAGAGTATTTGTGCAAGATTAGAGAACTGCAATTACCTATTATTAATAATCAAAACTTAAATGAAGTTGTAGACTTGGAGAATGAAGCTGTCATAGGCTTTGCTGAAATAGAGTACAACGGTCTTGACATTGATAAAGATAAATGGGAAGCTATAGCTAAACAAAGTGAGCAAGAAGCTATAGCTATAATGGAGAGTTTAGATGATATGGTATTATCTAATGATAAACTAGATTCTTTTGTTCCTAAGTATGTACAAGGTAGTTTGTTTACGCCTGTAGAAGAGATTAGGAAGCTTGATATTAAATGGACATCTCCTACTCAAGTTCTTAAAGTCTTTAAAAAACTAGTGCCTGATCTTGAGAATGTTAACGGTAAAGCTATGTATAAATATCGTCGTAAGTTTCCTCTTATTGATAGATATGTAAAATACAAAGAGAAGATGAAACTTGCTACTAGTTATGGTAAAGACTTTTTTAAGTTTGTATCAGGTGATGGTAAGATACACACTAGCTTTAATCAGATATTAGATACAGGTAGAGTATCCAGTTCTAAACCTAATATGCAACAGATTCCCGCAGACAATACATTTAGAAATTGTTTTATTGCTCCTACCGGTTGGTGCTTTGTTTCGTCAGATTACAGTTCACAAGAGTTGAATGTCATCGCTTTTGGTAGTAAAGATCCTGTATGGCTTGATGCACTAACTCAAGGGCAGGATTTGCACAGTGTATGTGCAGATCTTGTCTATGGGCAAGAATGGAAAGATGCAGCTGATGTAGGTTGTTCTTATTATGCTTACTCTAGCATAGGACGTGGTACAGAGAGAGCTAAACTTAAATGTAACTGTTCTAAACATAAGAGCTTACGTACTAACGTTAAGACTATTAACTTTGGTCTTGCTTATGGTATGGGCCCACACAAATTGTCAGACACATTAAATATACCTATAAAAGATGCTGAAAAGTTGATTGAAAAGTATTTTGATGCGTTCCCTTCAATTGGTGGCTTCTTAGAAAAGCTTGGTAATTACGGTAAGAAGTTTGGCTACATTAAAACCTTTCCTCCTTACAATCGTAAACGTTGGTTTCCTAAGTGGTATGCTAAGATAATGCATAGTAAGGCAGATAAAATGGAGCTTGGTAGTATTGAAAGAGCTAGTAAGAATACACCAATTCAAGGTGCATCTGCAGATATGACTAAGCTAGCTCTTATTTACATTAGAGAGTATATTAAAAAAGAGCAAGTACCTGTTAAGTTAGTCATGACTGTGCACGATCAGATAGATACAATTTGCAAAATTGAGTACGCTGATAAGTGGGTAAGTAAAATGACTGAGCTTATGGAGAAAGCAGCATTAACTGTAGTAACTAACGGACTGCTTAAAGCAGATACAAATATTAGTAAATCATGGGAGAAATAGTTTTAACACCTTTTGATATAATATTTAAAGCTATACGCAAAGAAATGAAAGTTAATAAACAAGACATTTTGAGTAGAGATAGAACACGAGAAGTATGCGAAGCACGACAAATGTTTTGCATGCTTGCTCGTAGATATACTCTTGAAACTACTATATCAATAGGTGAAGCGATAAAAAGAAATCACTCATCTGTTGTTTATAATAATAAGTCTATGTCACATTTAACTGAAACCTCTAAAAGACTGCGGATAGCTAAAAATTATATTGAAAAAGATATAAAACCTCAACTAGAAAGCATAGCTCCTAAAGCAGAAGTGTGCCCTTGTTGTAATCAAGTAATTTTATAAAATATGAAAAAAGGATATTACGATTATGTACCAATAGTCAAAAAAGAAAAAGAAGTTATTCAACCTACTCCTGAAGGTGATGTAGAACCAAAGTACATTACAAATATGTCAGGTCATAGTTTTATGATTTCTGATAGTAGAGGTATGGTAGTAGGGTCAACAGACATTCTTATGTTTGGTAATCGTATACCTACTTACGGAACAGGTAGGCCTTTAAGCCCGAACAGCTCTTTAGACACTAAGAGCTACATTAAATATAGTGGACATTTATAAACTAAATTTAGAAATTATGATGGTAGAAATAGCTTTAATGACTGTAGTTGCAATAGCTTTATTTATAATTTATAGTTCAATATTGTATAAAAGCGAACTAAAAACCCTAAAAAGACAAGATGAAGGATTTGATCTCTACAGTGATGTGCGCAGCAAAGCGCCGAGGAAAAAATCTGCAAGTAGTACAAAGACTGCTAAGATTAAAACATCAAACCAAGATAAGCCTAAACGCGCTTATAAAAAGAAAAAGAAATCTTTAAAAAATAAAAACTAGAAAAATGAGTGTAAAAGAAGAATTAAAAGATAACGTAGAGATGTTGACTAAAACAATAGCTGACCAAACTACCACACTAAATGCTTTGTATGAAGGCTTAAATATCTTAAACGAAAGAATTAAGAAGCTTGAAATAAAAGTAGAGATTAATAATGCTTTAAATTCACAAATAAATGAGTAAGGATTGGTGGGATGACCTCCCACACCATCCTGCTAACCAGCCTGATGCTAAAATAAAATTTACTAGTGAGCATCTGCATGAAGTTGAGAACGTTGAGATAGAAGGAATAGACTTTAAAGATCATCCTGATTATTGCGACGCTTTTGTGGCTAATGCTACTTGGCTTGGGGAAGAGCTTACAGAAGAAGAATTACAAATTGTTAATGATGATTCTGATTTTGTATATACTCATACGTTAAAACATTTAGAAACTTTAGGAGATTAAATTATGAACCAGAAATCAATTGATTCGTACACACAGCTTGCAAAAGACAACGGTCTAACGCGTAGACAAGTACAAGTATTACAAATACTTAAGAATGAGATAGGTCAGGGCACTAATCGCATGATTGCTAAGAAACTAGGTTGGGATATAAACCGAGTAACTGGCCGTGTTAAAGAGCTAAGATCAAAAGGACTTATTAAATATGCAGGTGACTTTGAAGACAAAGAAACTAATAGAACAGTGAACCTATGGAAAGTGTCACTGTAATGCATGAAGTTAAAACTCGTGAACAGAGAAAAGCACTCAATTCTTGGGCTAAAAATGGTTATTGTGGTAGTATTATCGCAGGTACTGGTTTTGGTAAATCAAGATGCGGTGTGCTTGCTGTTTGCCATGTTATAGACAACGTTAATAAAAGCGAAACTAAACATGAAGCTAGAGCACTTGTTCTTGTGCCTACAACACAATTACAAGACCAGTTTACTGAAGAATTTAGTAAATGGGGTAAAGATTCTTATCTTTCAAACATAGAAGTACTTTGTTATCAGAGCGCGTACAAACTTGTAGATGAGCATTATGATATTGTTGTGTGTGACGAGGTTCACCTTGGTTTATCACCACAATATGGTAAATTCTTTGAAAATAACAAATATGACTCTTTGTTGTGTTTAACTGCTACTCTTCCTGAAGAAGAAGAGTACAGGATTAAGTTAAAAGAACTTGCACCTGTAGATTATCAAATATCTATAGATAAGTGTGTAGAACTTGGTCTTGTATCTCCTTATGAAGTGCATTGTTTACCAATCACTCTTACAGACGAAGAAGCTAAAGACTACAAAAAAGTTAACAACAAGTTTGTTTATTGGAAGTATCAACTAGGGCAGTTTGACGCTTTTAATGAAGCTAAGCGTGCGCTTGCAAATAAAAATGCGCCTCCTGAAAAGAAACAAGCAGCAGCACAATTTTACAATTGTATACGGACACGTAAAAAGATTGTAGACCATGCGCACAATAAAATAGAAGGATTGACTGAGATTATAGAAGATCATCCAGAAGAAAAGATTATTGTGTTTGGTGGTGCTAATGCATTTACAAATGAACTTGCTTTTGCTAACGAAGAGGTAGCTACTATTTACCACAGTGCTAGAACTAAAAAACAAAGAACACAAGCTCTAGAAGATTTTAGAGATGGAACTAAACGTGTGCTATGCAGCACTAAAGCACTTAACCAAGGTTTTGATGTTCCTGATGCTAGTGTAGGTGTAATTTGTGGGCTAACTAGCAAATCATTGTCTATGATACAACGTGTAGGACGACTTATTAGATTTAAAGAAGATAAAATAGGTAAGATATACATATTGTATGTTAAAGATAGTCAAGAAGAAAAGTGGTTAAATAATAGTGTTCAAAAATTAAAAAATGTTGTCTGGCACTAAGCTAGGCAACATTTAAACCTTTAAAAACTAGTATATTATGGCAATATTTAGTATATTTATAGGCTCTTGTAAAATTACAAAATACGGTTATGGATATTAATATAGATGTGCGCTTGCTGATAAAGCATAACATTAGCGCAGATGATTACTTGGCTCTATATGCTATTTACAGAAAAGGTTACAAAACACTTACGAGTTTGAAATTATCTCCTAATTGGGAGGATTTGCAAACTAAATCTTTTGTAAAACTTGGTAATAGTATAGAAGAGCATGTAGTTAGGCAAGAATTTATAAATCTATTTGCTAGTGATTTTGATCAAATGTTTACCGAGCTTATAACTAGATACCCTATGAAGGTTAGAACTAAACATGGTGGTGTTCGTGTGTTACATGCTGCAGATCCTGATGCAAAAGCTAACAAGAAAGCAAAAGATAGGTACCGCAAAATTGTACTTAACAAAAAGCATCTTCATGATAAGATTATGGAGCTTTTAGATGTACAGCTAACAATAGAAAGGGATAGGCTAGAGTATTTGCAAAGTCTAGAGGTTTGGATTAATAACTATACTTGGGAAAAGTATGTAAATATGGAAGAAAATGGACCAAAATCAGAAAACAGAATCACAAGACAACTTTGATCTTTTTAAATCTAGGGGCTTCCAGAAAATTGATAAGGCAGTTAATCAGTCTATTGCAGTTGTAAAAGAAGCTAAGTTAGGTAATCGTAAAGTTTTACCTACATCTTGGAAGCGCCTTAACAGGAACTTGCTAGGCGGATTGCAGCAAGGTAAGATGTATGTTATTGCAGGACGACCTGGTGTAGGTAAATCTGCATTTAGTAATCAGCTTATCTTTGACGTGTTAGATACAAATGCTACCAAACCGCTTATAGTTTTGTATTGGACGTTCGAGATGCCAGGTTATCAACAGGTTATGCGTTCCGCATCTAAAGATGTTAGAAGAGAAATAGGTCAATTGTTGTCTATTGACACTCCTCTATCAGATGTAGACTTTAGAGTTTATGTAAGTAAGGTGCAAAAGTACAAGAAGTATCCTATATACTTTAATAACATTCCTAGGACTATGGATTATATTATGAATACTAACAAAGATATTCATGAAAGTAATCCTAACCACATTGTTATTAATATATTAGACCACTCTCGTTTGATTAGGGGTAATGAAGATACAGAGCTTAGGAAGCTAAATACAATATCAAAAGGTTGTATGATGATGCAATCAGAGTTTGGTGTTGTAAACATTTTATTGTCTCAGCTTAACCGTAATATAGAACAAGAACATCGTGCTAAGAATCAATATCAGCCTCTTTTAACAGATTTGTTTGGAGGTGACAGCATTGGCCAAGACGCGCATGTTGTTATGATACTTAACAGACCTTACGATTTGTATGGTATTACATCAGATTATTGCGGTGAAAATCCTCAAGGATTACTTGCTTGCCACGTAGAAAAGAATCGTGATGGATTGTTAGGCATGATTGGGTACGAAGCAGACATGAGTACATTTACAATTAAAGAAAGATAAAAATGGAATTACCAAAAACTAAAGTAAAGGCGTCTAGAAAGTCGCCAAAGAACATGATAATATACGGTGCACCAAAAATTGGGAAAACTACTGTATTATCACAGCTTGATGATTGTCTAATTATTGACTTGGAAGATGGCTCTGACATGGTTGACGCGCTAAAAGTAAAAGTGGGAAGCCTGAAAGAACTTGGAGAAGCCGGTAAAGCAATTCATGAAGCTAAGAAGCCATATAAATACGTAGCTATTGACACTATCTCTAAATTAGAAGAGTGGTGTGAAGCTGATGCTAAAGTATTATATATGCAAACTCCTATGGGTAAAAACTTTGAACAAAAAAATCCAGGAGCTTCAGTCTTATCACTGCCGAACGGCGCAGGCTATTTGTATTTACGTATAGCATATAAAAAGTGGATAGATAGACTGAACACTCTAGCAGATCACATTATTCTAGTTGGTCACCTAAAGGACAAAATGCTTGAAAAGAAAGGTAAGGAAGTAGCTGTGAAAGACTTAGACCTTACAGGTAAAATCAAGCAAATTACGTGTGCAAATGCGGACGCTGTAGGATTTTTGTACAGAGAAGATGAGAAAACTATGATTTCTTTTGATTCTATGGACGATATTACTGCAGGCAGTCGTTGTGAGCACTTGAAAGGTAAGACCATGCCTTTAGAATGGTCAAAGATTTTTATTGATTAACCCGCTTTAAAATTAAAAAAATGATTGAAGCAAGACACCAAAACCAGGCCGCTGCAGAGAAGGCAGCTACGCCAGATGTGATTACAACATCTATGATTATCAATGACTTAGAAAATGGCATTGACCGCAAAGGGATACAAACAAAGTATGGCTTAGAGTCATGGGAAGTAGTTCAAATGTTTAAACATCCTGCACTTAAAGGTAAAAAAGCCCGTAAAGTAAAGAAAATGTCTTTTACATTTGTAGATGATACTCCTACAGTAGACCCTAATCAAACTAGTATTCCTACAGCGGGAGAAGAATTTCATAATAGAGCTGATTTAAGATCTCAAGACGCTATAGATCATACTCCTATTGAAGAAGAAAATCCTCACTTTGAATCGCCTCAATATTCAGACCATGAAAAGAATATGATGCAAGCAGAAGCGTGGGAACAAGAGAACGACGTGTATCAAGAAACTAACCCTTTAAATTTATAGAAAAATGGCTATTAAAAGCAATTCTAGTGAA